GATCACCTCCACGCGAACCCCGGACGCCTCCGCCGTCACCGTTGCCTTGAGGCCTTCCGCCTCCACCGCCGCCCGGAGGCAGTCTGCGAACCGTTCCCAATCGGTAGCGTTCATCGGTTCCCCTCCAGCGCCTTGCGAGCGATCCAGCGGGCAAATCGTGTTGACTCAGAACCAACCGTGAGAACGCGGTCCACCTCCGCCCAATCGGGGACGGTTCCAAACTCACCTTGCGCACCATCAGCCGCGCCGAATGTCGGATCCGGTCCGGTTTCCGACCCGTCGCCATACTGCCAGTAGAACCCGTCCTCATTCTCCGGATCCTCATCCGGTCCGGTCCACAGCGTCAACCGTTCCCCGCTAGGCGTCAGCCATTCCAACCGGAAGGCCCAAAAACCGCCAGCCAAGTCCTCCGCGCCACACTCCACAACATTGACGCCAGCCAGCTTCGCTTCCTCCTGAATGTCTAGGGCAACATAGTTGACGGATTGGGTAAAGCGTTCATTCCATACCATTGCGATCCTCCTTAGATCATCAGTGGTTTATCCACCGATAGGGCGACTGTAAAGCATGAGCGGCAGACTGTCAAGGGCTTAGCAACATAAAGATTTCAGGGGGAGGGTTTATCGCCCCGCGTCCGTCAGTCGTGCGCAGTCCGTCCCGCGCCCGTGTAAGTCCCCCGGAGCGGTCCATCATCGGCACCAGCACCAGCAGCGATCCACTAGGGGAGAGTGCGTACCGAATGTGTACAGCACCAGCACCAGCGGCAGCGATCCCCCGCAGTCCCAAGCGATGCGGCAGGGATGACCCCTTCCCTACGGGGGAACGGCAGCGGGGACCGCCCTCCAATGGCGGAGGATAAACCCACCTACCTACCCTCTCGGAGCGGCAGCGTCCAGCGACGGCAGGGGGGGGAGGGCCGGCTCGACACGCCGCGTCGTCCGGAGTCCCGGAGTACCCTGCACAAACCCACCCCCTCCCGAATCGAAGGCGGAGTCCCTACCGAATGTCATTTCGTATCAACACTGCGCTTCTGGAGTCCCTGTCTGCGGATGAGCGGAAGCTTGTTGAGGATGAGCTGAGGCTTCTTGAGGAGGTCAGGGCTGCGAATCCCCTTGAGGCGTATGTGCCGCATTCGAAGCAGGTGGTGTTCCATGAGTCCCGTGAGGACCTCAAGGTGTTCTTGGGCGGGAATAGGTCGGGTAAGACCACGGCTGGGATTGTTGACGATTTGATTCAGGCTTTGAGCCCCGAGGACATCCCTGAGCATCTGAGGGGTTTCAAGAGGTGGGGTCCCCCGTTCTATTGCCGTGTGGTGACTCCGGACTTGGGGCAGACTTTGGACCAGGTGATCTTGCAGAAGATCCGTGAGTGGTGTCCTCCGAGGGCTTTGCAGGGCGGTTCACTGGATAAGGCTTTTGACCAACGCTTGAGGGTTCTTCGGTTTGAGAACGGGTCGTGGTTTCAGTTCATGTCCAACGATCAGGATCTTGACAAGTTCGGTGGTGCGGCCCTTCACCGTGTTCATTACGACGAGGAGCCCCGTCAGGACATCAGGAAGGAGTCCCTTGCCCGGTTGATTGACTATGGCGGGGATGAGGTGTTCACGATGACTCCCCTTATGGGGATGTCGTGGATGTATGACGATGTGTGGACGCCCTTCAATGAGGGGAGATTGACGAACTGCACTGTGGTCTTGGTGGACATGGATGACAACCCTCATTTGGACGAGCGAACGAAGCAGCGTGTCCTTGCCGAGTATTCGGATGAGGAGCGTCAGGCGAGGAAGTCAGGCTTGTTCGTTCACTTCGCGGGGCTTGTGTATCCCGAGTTTGTCCCTGAGACGCACGTTAGGCCCTCTCTGACGAGTCTTCCTGATGGTGTTGAGGTGTTCGGTGGGATTGACCCCGGCATTCGTCATATGGCCGCTGTGGTGTTCTGTTATTTGGACTCTGAGGACAACCTTGTCGTCTTCGATGAGCTGGCACTTCAGGGTCACACGATCTCGGAGGTCTGCAAGGAGATCGAGTTGAAGAAGCTGAGGTGGTCTTGTGAGCCTCGCTGGTGGGTGATTGACCCTGCTTCAAGGAACAAGAACAATCAGACTGGTCGTTCGGATCAGATGGAGTTCGCGGATCATGGGATCTTCACTTCACCGGGTCAGAACGCGGTTCGTCCTGGGATCAACAAGGTCAAGGAGCGACTGCGCGCCGGCAAGTTGATCTTGACCGCTGATTGCCCCGAGTTGATCTCGGAGTTCAAGAAGTACCGCTGGTCGTCACCTAAGAGAAGTGAGAACGACGCTAAGGAGGCACCAGTCAAGAGGGACGATCACCTTCTCGATGCCCTCAGGTACGTCGTTATGAGTCGGCCCTTGGCCCCAATGGAGGAGAAGGGCTTTGAGTCTTTGTCGGTGCAGGAGCAAATGTTCAGGAACAGCTTGAAGAAGTTGGACCGTGTTACTCACGATGCCGGGTTCGGTCCCGGTCAGTTCGTCTAAGGAGAACCATGCAAATCTTCAATGGTGGCGGCTGCGCTGCCTGTTACAACTTCACCAACAAACGTCTCGTTGATCTTGGTGCGGCCTTCGATGGTCCCGTCTTGGAGACGGGGATGCAGATTGACGACTTGATCTTGTGCGAGGACTGCGTGAGGAGTGCCGCTGACGCACTTGATCTCAACGAGTCCGTCAATGTGATTGCCCTTGCGGAGTCAAGGGTGAAGGACGCTGAGGCTGAGGCTGAGAAGTGGAAGCGGTACGCGAAGAGCCTTGAGATGACTCAGGAGTTGCGTCCCGTTGAACTGCCTGAGGTGAAGAAGACCGGCAAGAAAGTCGCGGCATGAGCCTCGTTCCGTTCGTCCTGCTGACTCTCTTGATTGTCCTGAGGGAGTACAGCTTCGCCACAGAGCGCCGTGAGTGGACTTCTGAGCGCCGTGAACTCCTCAACCGCATTCAGCGCCCGGAGTGGCTTCCCGTCGCTTCAGAGGGCTTTGAGATGCCCGAGCCTGAGCCGGACGAGTTCAACATGATCGGCACGATCTCTGAGGCCGTTGATGAGTGACCTGAAGGATCTCGAAGAACGACTGAGGAAGGCGAAGTCCGCGAAGAGCCGTTATGAGGCCGCGTGGTTCTTGAACCTTGCGTTCTATCAGGGTGAGCAGTGGGTCGCCTGGGACGGCAGGAGCCTTTACAGGCCACAGCTCCGCAGGGATCGCATGATGATCGTGGACAACAGAATCCAGCCTGCCGTCCGTACTGAGGTGGCGAAGATGACGAAGCAGCGCCCCGTCTTCACCGTGACCCCAAGGACCGGGGATCAGATTGACGTTGAGGCAGCACAGGTCGCGGAGCAGATCCTCGAATACGAATGGACTCACCTCTCAATGAGGGACAAGCTCAACCGAGCCCTTCTTTGGAGTCGAGTGTGTGGGTCTGGGTTCCTGAAGGTGACGTGGGACCCGAATCAGGGCGATGGGTTTGAGGCCCTTGTTGGACCGGATGGGAAGCCAATCCCCGGCCCGAATGGTGCCCCGTTGACTGGCATGGACCCTGAGAAGATCAGTCAGCAACTCGGCGTTCCCGTGACTGCCAAGAAGCTCAATCAGGGCGATGTCTCGGTTGAGGTCAGGAGCCCGTTTCAGATGTTCATTGACCCGATTGCCGAACGCTTCGATGAAGCGGAGTGGGTGATCGAGCAGTCCGTGAGGTCCGTGGAGTACGTCAAGAGAAGGTGGGGCGTTGAAGCTGAGGCTGACACTCCCGCCAATCCTGGTCTTATCGAGGCTCGTCTTGGTGGTTTGGCTCAGACTTCCTCGGGCTATAAGGGCGTGAAGATCAACGAGTTCTGGGCGAAGCCGACCTCGGAGTTCCCGAATGGGCGTAGGTGTGTCTGGATCAAGGACAAGGTGCTCTACGAGGACAAGAACCCGTATGACGACTGCCCCTACGTCATGTTCAAGGGTGTTGAGGTTCCCGGCAGAGTGTGGCCGACTTCAACGGCGGAACAGCTCAGGGGCCCCCAGACGGAACTCAACAAGGTCAAGAGTCAGATAGCGGAGAACCGCAATCGTGTCGGCAACCCGACCGTCTTGGCTTCTAAGCAGTCGATCAGTGACCCGAGCGCGTTTGAGTCCGCAATGAGCCAGCCCGGAGGGATCTTCTACTACGACGACAACAACGGTCCCAACGCTGCCCCATCGTACCTTCAGTCACCCGGTCTTCCCGGCTATGTCCTTCAGGAGATCGACCGTATCGAGTCGTCTATTCAGGAGATCAGTGGACAGCATGAGATCACTTCGGGCAGTGTTCCCTCAGGTGTTACAGCCGCATCAGCTATCAATCTTCTTCAGGAGTCTGACGATACTCGCCTTGGACCGGCTGTATCTGACATGGAGGAGGGATTGGCGGCGGTCGGCTCAAAGATCCTCACTCTCGTTGCGAAGTTCTACACGGACTCAAGGACCATCCGTATCGGTGGTGAGGACGCGACTTGGCGGATCTTCGACTTCCGGGGCTCAATGCTTCGTGACAACACCCATGTCGTCGTTCAGACCGGGAGTGCCTTCCCGCAGTCCAAGGCAGCGAAGCAGGCGGCACTACAAGAGCTTCTGACGTTCTTCGTGCAGTCCGGTCAGCCTTTGCAGGGCAAGAACCTCGCCCGGTTCCTCAAGGATTGGGATGTTGGTGGACTGGAACGTCTCGTTGATGAACTCTCCGAGGATGAGCAGCAGGTCAACCGTGAGAACCAAAGGTTGTCCAGGGGTGAACCGTTGCCGGTGAACTCCTATGACGACGATCAGGCTCACGTCTCAGGTCATCAGGACTACATGAAGACCGCAACGTATGACCAGTTGCCCCCGCAGGTGAAGCAGGTGATGGAGGCGCACGTCGCGCAGCATCAGCAGCGTCTCGATCAGAAACAGCAGGAACAAATGCAAATGCAGATGATGGCCCAAGGGCCGCAAGGAGGGCCGCCGAATGGCAGCTAAGTGTGTTGAGGACCTGAAGGCTGCCGTCGATGCGGTCAAGGCCGAGTACGGTGACGACCCGAAGTGGTCGGACGTGATTTCCAAGTCTGAAGAGGCAGTGAAGGCCGCCGAGTCGGTTGAGAGCCCTTCCCCGGAGTCACCGGGCCAGAAGGCCGCCAATCAGGTTCACGATGAGGCCAAGCCGGAGTCCCCGGAGGACGAGAAGAAGGAATCTCCCGTGCAGGAGAACTCCGAGTCCCCCAAGGAAGAGGACGATCCGAAGGACATGAAGGGAGCCGCGAAGATCGCGCTCCTCATGCTCCGCGGCAAGAAGTAACACAGTCTTTGCGCCAGTAGGCGCTTAGTGCGGGCCAAACGCCCGTATCAACCAGCCCCTTCATTGGGGATAAACGTCGTGATGCCAGGGACAGGTACAGCTTCGGCCAGGGCCGCGTTACAGCGTCAGGAAGGAAGTACACAATGTCAGAGGAAGTCGTACAGCCCGAAACCGTTGAATCAACGGAGGGCCAGGGCGCAGCTCCGTACCAGGAGTACCTTGACAGGCTGCCGGAGGACATCCGTGGCGATGTGGAGCCGATCTTCAAGGATTGGGATTCCAATGTCACCAAGAAGTTCCAAGAGGCAGCGGAGTTCCGTAAGCAGTGGGAGCCCTTTCAGGACTTGAACCTGACGGACGTTCCCCGCGACGAGTTGCAGAACTTGATCGCGCTTCGTGAACTCGCAGCCGATGACCCCGATCAGTTCAATGAGTGGTTGATCTCAACTGCTCTTGAGAGGGGTCTGTTGGAGCAGCAGGCCGAAGAGTCCGATCCTTATGAGGATGAATCCGATCCGCTTGAGGAGAAGCTGAATCCCCTCCAGTCCGAGCTTCAACAGCTCAAGGAATGGAAGGAGCAGCAGGAGGAAGAGGCCCGGATCTCCGAAGCAATGAAGTTCGTGGAACAGCAGGTCGAAGAGGCACGTCAGAAGCATCCGGACGTTGACCCCGAACTGGCAGAGCAGTTCCTCGCGTCTTTCGCTGAAAGTGACCCTGAGAACGCCGTGAGTCTCGCTTATGAGGCTGCGGAGAAGTGGATGGCTCAGATTCAGCAGGGAGTCGTGCAGGGCAAGCTCAGTCAGCCCGAGGCAGCGGAGCAGGGTTCCAAGGCGGATGGTTCCCCTGAGGAGATCAGGGATTTCCAGCAAGCCTCTCAGGTCGCTCTTCAACGGCTTCAGAACCAATAACCAATCCTGAAACGAAAGAGGTGATGTAAGTGGCTACACAGACACTTACGAACTTCGACGCGATCCTCAAGAACGTTTACCGAGGGCCGATTGTCGAACAGCTCAACCAGGAGTCCTACGCTATCGACCAGTTCGAGCGCGTTGCGGCGAATGACATGGGCAGCTTTTCCGGGAAGCAGGTCATTTTCCCGATCCACACTGGCCGCAACCGTGGTCGCGCTTCGATTACCGATGGTGGCGTCCTGCCGACCGCTGGTACTCAGAGCTACGCGGATGGTTACGTCACCATGCGTTACTTCACGCAGGGGATTGAACTGTCCGATCAGGTCATCAAGCAGTCCGAAACCAACGAGGGCGCGTTTGTTCGCGCAATGACCGCTGAGGTCGAGGGCGCTACGACTGACCTTCGCAAGGACATCAACCGCCAGGTCTACGGCACGGGCAACGCGGTTCTTGCGACCGTCCGTACCGCAGTCTCGGCTGGTGCTGCCACGTCAGTTGACGTTGACAGCTTCCAGTACATCTCGGTTGGTGACGCCATTGACATCGTTCGCGCTGACGGCACTGTCGCCAATGCGGGCATCGTGGTCACTGGTGTTGCAGCGGCAGCCGGCGCAGCTCAGAACAGCGCAACCCAGACGAACGGTGTGATTTCGTTCAACTCGGTGACTGCGCCGACTGGTGGTTGGCCCACGACCGCGACGATTCGCCTTGCGAACCCCGCGTCGGTCGCTGGAACCAATACGACTACCAATGCCTACCCTGGCTCGGAGTCGGACGGTTTCCGCAACATCACGCAGACATCTGGTGCCCTGCATCAGATCAACCCGGATGCGGCCACAAGTGTCAACCCTGCCGTTCCGCTTTGGAAGGGTACGGAGGTTGATGCCAACTACTCGACCGCAGCCAACTCGCTTGAGGACCTCTACATCCGTCTCGCGCAGAACATCCGCAAGGTGTCCTCGAAGAGCCCGGATGTGTTCCTCACGACGCTCGGCGCTCAGAGGCGTCTCGCCAACCAGTTCGTTTCGCAGAAGCGGTGGCAGGACGCGAAGAGCCTTGAGATGCAGGAGGGCTACTCGGCCATTATGATCGCTTCGGGTGCCAAGCCCGTCCCGGTCATCGCTGACGTGGACGCTCCCGCTGGCTTCGTGTTCGGACTCCAGAAGAGCTCCTTTGCGTGGAGCGAGCTTCAGAAGCCGGACTGGCTGAGCGCACCCGACGGGAAGGGCTCAATCCTGACCCTGAAGACGGGCGCAAGCGCCGGTACTCGCAATGCGGTCTGGCAGGCGTGGCTCGGTTGGTACGCCGCTCTGACTTGCGTTGCCCGCAACCAGAACGGTCGCATCATCAACGTCGCGGACGACATTCCGGTCGCTCGCGTCTAACCAAGTGATTGACCCCTCGGCCTTTGGGTCGGGGGGTCTTTTGCCATGACCGACACACTTTCGCCGGCCCGCTTCGATCAGTTTGTAGAGACTCGCAACCGACAAGTGATTGTTGATGCTGACTCCTGCGCGATTGTCAAAGACCTCAAGGCCATTGACCCTTCATTGGAGGTCAGGTTCGTTGACGGCCCCGAACCGTACTTCGCAGTGTTCCAGGACCTCTCCACCGAGTCACGCAAGGAGCAGCACCTTGTTACCACTGTCCAGGCTTATCCGACCAGTTTCGGGACCTACACGGGTCTTGACGGTCGCCTTGTTGAACGGATCAGGAAGATCACCCATCCGTCCTATGACTTCTCAGCGGAAGCCGAAAAGCTGAAGCGCGAATACGACGCTGACCGCAGGCGCGAGCGCGAGAACGCCCTTGGTGACGCAGCGGAACAAGCCGCTCACGCTCTCCGCAAGGACATGGGCGTCAAGACCAAGGCGTTCATCAAGTGAGCCCCGCTTCATTCCCTCAATCATCTTCAGTCAGCAACAAGGGCGCATGGTCCTCAGGGACGATTTACGCTCGCAATGATGTTGTCTCCTACGGGGGATCGAGTTGGCTGTGCCTCGCACAGAACTCCGCTCAGACCCCTTCGGAGGGCGCGTATTGGACTCTCCTCGCTCAGAAGGGCGACAAGGGTGACACCGGAGCGACTGGTGCCACGGGTGCCACCGGCCCTCAGGGACCGCAGGGGATTCAGGGCGTCAAGGGCGACACGGGCGCTACGGGTGCCACTGGAGCCAAAGGTGATACCGGACTTCAAGGACCTCAGGGCATTCAGGGCGTCAAGGGAGACACAGGGGCCACGGGCGCAACAGGCGCTACCGGGGCGAAGGGGGACAAGGGCGACACGGGCGCTACGGGACCAACTGGCCCGACTGGACCTACCGGACCTACGGGCGCGACTGGTGCCACCGGCGCGACTGGCGCTCAAGGACCGAAGGGTGACACGGGTGACACGGGTGTCGTGTCCACCACAGCCCCGGTCACTTACAACAGCACGACTAAGACCGTCGCTCTTGATGTCGCCTCTTCATCGGACACAAGTTCTTCCAAGGCGGTAGTTGCCAGCGACACTCGCCTGAGTGATCCCCGACCACCGGATTACGACGTGTTGAACTGGTCCTCAGGGACGACGTACACGATCTCAGCAACTAGGTCAGTGATTGTCCGTCAAACACATTCAAGCTGGACAGCGCCGGGAACTATCACCCTCCCAAGCGCAAACGCACTCCCGGTTGGCTCAGAGGTCATTATTCAGGCTGGCTCATTGGTCACAGGCACCAACACGATCAGTATTGCCCGAGCGGGGTCTGACACGATCAACGGTGCGAGCACTTCAATCACGATTGGCGTGGCTTGGGGCTGGCGCAGACTGGTCGTGACTTCATCTTCAACGTGGGTTTATGACGACGGTCTGGTACGCAGGTCAGCGAACCTCAGTGACCTTGCAAACGCGGGGACGGCCCTTGGAAACCTTACGGCGACGGGCTCAACGCGCACAGTGTCAAACACTGCGATTGCGGCGGCCACCAACCCGATTGTCGATGTTGCCGGCCTTGGGTCACAGTTCACAACGGTCACGACGGGTTCGGTGGCACTGACTTCCGGCTCAGTAGGTAATACGGAGATTGCCGCGCTCGCGGTGGACACCGGCAAGCTTGCCACTGACGCGGTGGGCAACAACAAGATCAACGCCGCGCTCACAACGGGCAATGCTCGACCGAATACGTCAACGGCATCCAGCTTGATTGTCAGCGCGGGAACCACGGTGAGCGGCACGGCGATCAGCAGCACCAACAAGATCGTTGACGCTGCCGCACCAATGCCCTTCGCAATGGTCAAGCCAGCCAGCGGCGACTACTTCACGTTTGGAGTCTCATCATCAAACGCCGCCAGCGCTTACGCCGAATCCACTGAAACGTGCCAACCAATCATCCTGCCGCACACCATCACGATCCAAAGCATCTCTGTCTTCGTAGGCACGGGCGGATCAGCGGGCACGGGAGGAACACCAGTAGTCCGACTGGCAATCCGAAACGACGACGGCAACAAGCCCGGTTCCGTCCTCAGCGAAGGCAGCACCCGACCAAGCACCTCTGGACTCACAAACGCTTTCGCCACAGCATCGTTCTCGTCAAACCCAACGCTCAACGCTGGAACCCTGTACTGGTTGTCCGCGACGCCACAAGGCGCACCGCAAACCCGCACGACCTTCCGGTACCCCACTACATGGCCGGTGATCACACCAACCAGCCTTGCGCAAAACGCCGGGTACATCATTGCCCTAGTCAGTAACGCCAGCAATACGACGGGCGCGCTGCCATCAACATTCACGGCTGGGACTGCTTCCACGCTT